TTTTATTTACAAAAATCAAAGTACAATGCTACACAAAAAAGAGTATGGCAGTATTCTGCCCACCGTGTTCAGCTTCAATGAACACAGTCCGCTGAGGACAATCATGATTGAGGATCAACCCTGGTTCGCCGCAATTGACATTTGCGAAAGTCTTAATCTAACAAACAACCGGGTATTAATTTCCAGACTTGATGAAGATGACAAGCGTAAGTTTCGCTTACGGTCGGAAGGGGTAAGTAACTGGTTCGTGAATGAATCAGGTCTTTACAGCTTAATTTTCAGATCCGATAAACCAGAAGCCCGCCGGTTCCGCAAATGGGTCACCAATGAAGTCCTCCCCACCCTTCGCCGCAAAGGCACCTATTCCATGACGGTGGCTCCCGATCTGTTAGGCTTGCACGGGGTGATCATCGGTGGCCATCCTTACTACGACTACCTGGAACTGTTAACCCGTTTACGTTTTTCAACCACCAGTGGCAGCCGCGATCACAGGCGCCGCAAGAACCCGCAGGAGTTTTGCACCCTCAACGAACGCATCAGGGTGAGCGGCAACTATGCCGGTTACATCATGCGCATGGCCAGGGTACGCAAAGAGCAGGCCGAGATTCGCGAGCGCAGGATCAAGTTCATGAATCAGATTGAAGACCATAAGGCTGAGAAGCAAATGCAGTTGTTTGAGAAAGGAGGTGAGGGATGATCGTAAGCAGGGATGGTAAATTTGAACTCGTGGTTAAGAACCTGGACTGCGAAGGGATCAGAGACCGGATCAGAGCTTTATCCCGCCTGGTGAGTGTAGCCAGTGACCTGAATCAGCTGGATATATCCCTGATCATGGTAATGATCGACGACCACCTTCCTGGTGACGAACTGGTGATGCGTAACTGAAATACGCAAAATTCATTATCTTTGTAGACTCTAATAAGCATAAATATACTCGAAACAAAAGACCCTGGCTGAAAAGCCGGGGTTTTTTTATTTTGTTTCAAGAACGATCTGTATTTTTTGTGCCGTCATCGGGTAAGACTCGTAGAGGATCTTCGCGCTGTCGTCGGTGATCTGTGAAACGTAGATCACTTCAAACTCCCGTATTCCATCGTCACGGTTTACTTTGCGGGTGGTTAACCTGGTGAGCGGAGAATTCATATTGTCGCCCGTCCAGCCGTGCAGGGCTGCGTGAACGCAGGTGAGCAGGTCAAGTATGCCTTCGGCCCTGGTACGCTGCGCCTGAGGGGCTTTAATGTTGGAATTTGACAATCGCATGTCGGCCACCCTGATCGATACGCTGGCATTTCCCAGCTGAACGTGCTGTCCTTCGTTGGTCCAGGCTACCTGGTTCACGTCGATCAGAACGCAGGGCCACTTCACCGGCTGGTTCGGGTTGTAATAATCTAACTGGCCCCAGTCTTCATCGATATATTTCAAAGCAGGTACCTTTTCCTGCAGGCGGAACTTAATCAGGTTGATCAGTTGTTTCATTGTTGTAATTTTTGATGTATGTATGTTTCAAAATCTTTCATGCTACGCTGGATCACTCCGGTTATCACCTGGTCAACTTCCTGGTGAGGGCCCAAGAACTGCCGCTGCTCAATTTTGATCTTGCTTCCGATTTTTTTCAAGGCCATGGCTTTCCAGTATCCTGCCTCGGCCACAAAAGCCCGGTTACGGGCCGTGTTACGGGACTGTCCTTTCGCTGTTTTCGTAACGGTACCAGAAGTTTTGTAATACATCGCCCAGAAAAACCGCTTCATTTTGGCCGTAACGGTGATGGTTCCTCCTTCGTTATGGATCGAGGCATAAGGAAGCGAAGAAAAGAACCTTACAGAATGGCCTGAAACAGTCGCCCTGAGGCTTCTGCGCAAGGCACCGGTGCGCATCATGAGCGAACCACGCCGGTTAGGAAACCGGGTCTGCTTCCAGGGATCATTAAAAAACCCCTTCCGCTCGAAGTTCTTATCAAACTCCTCCATCAGGTCAACCTTCAGGCCGGTAAGGAAGTTATTGAAGAAGTCGATTTTCATATATTTGCTAAAACACCACTATTATGGACGAAATTAACATTCCGACAAAGCAACAAGTCGATGATCTTTTTAACGCCGTGGTTAACAGCCGTGGCCCACTCAATGAATTTCAAAAGGCAAAACTTCGGGAATCCTGTTACCAGGTGTATCTCGATAATCCGGATAATGGGTTTAGGGATCATGTCAAAGCTGCTAAAATATACCTAAAGTTTATTGTTAAGGCTCATTTGGGTTCTCTATAGCAATATTGGCTATATCGACGACCTTCATTAATTCTTGTTTAATCAATTCGGCTAACTCAGCCGGACTGGTCGTATCAGAAGTATTGATGATAATTACCTTATCAATCAAGCTTTTCAGATTGATATTGATGTTTGTTGTTTCGTTACTCATGGCCATGGCTTTAAAGGGTTTTTAAAAATATTTTAAATCAGGTGAATAAATCGATTAAAATTGTTGTATCTTTGTATCAGAGTCAGGAGATACTGCGTTGGATTGCATATCCTTCGGCGAGGGCTTCGGGCTCTATTTTTTTTGTCTTAACTGATCGACGTTTGAATACACAATAGCTGTCTTTTTCAGCAAATCCTCCCTGATCACGACATACGAAGACTCACCCCCGATATTTGTTTTAAGATAATGATACACGTATGGTTTTCCCTTAATGTCCTTACTTGAATGATGGTATTTTGCCGATTTAACCAGGGATTCAATATTTCTTAATGAAAGGTTCTTCGCGCCATAATGCTTATGTGGCTGGTTGAGATACTCTTTAATTCCATTCACCGAAAATGTAATCGGGTATGGAACGTTTTCTAAGGAATGTACAATTGTACGGCCCAAAAGATTTTCCTTTGCCCAATTCTTGATTTTAACTCTTTGTTCTGCAATCCCCGCCTCGCTGCTGGTTTCAAGGATCGTTTGAAGTATGGATGAAATTCCCTGTTTGATTTTGTAGTATGGATGGTTTGGAGGGAATATCACGGCCTGTTTGCCTGGATTGAAGCGGAACATTTCGCCACGGTTGCGGCCTTTGGAATCGATCTGGGTGGTGGCTACTTCAGCTTTTTTGATTGAATCCCCTGAGTCGCTTTCGGCATACTTGTTTTTGGGCACCTGGACCGTGGTACAACGGCAACGCCATCCGTTGGGAGGGAAGTATGAATCCCAGAAAGGATCATCGACCGGCAGGGTGATCCCGGCCATGGCCCGGTGAGACTCACGTACTTTATTATCCTGGGCCGTTCGGTACTGGAGGTTATACCGGTCGCCGTCTTTTTCAAACTGGGACCACCGGCCAGCCATTTCGGCACTGGATGTAGCGAAGATATATTCGGCCTGCAGGTAATTCTCGTTGTACTGCTGGTGAATAGCGGTAACCTGCTGCTGGAAATTTTGCCAGCTCTGGATCTTGCCCTCCTTGTCGAGAAGCATGGTTGATACCTGCTTCAGTTCGATATGTGTTTTGCAGGCTGAGAATACAAAAACATCCTGCCGGAGTTTACCTACCATTTCATCCGCAGGCATGTTATCCTTTAATCCTTTATCAACAGCTCGGGAAAGTACTTTGTTTGTTTCATTAACCAGGTCAAGGACAGGTTTATCCTTGAGCATCGAGGCGGTGTACTTTCCACTGTCGTGAACGTGTTTCACGGCGGCATCAAAAACCTTCTTGTCAATGGAGGCAGATTTTTTTTCCTTGGCGGCAAGGGTGACAATGGGGTGGCAATCACATCCAATATGATACAGATCGCCAAGCGAGGCGTGAAGCCCCCTGAAGGGGCTTACTCGAAAAAACTGAGACCGGTGGGAGCTGCTACCTGTTTTGGGCCTGAAACTTCAACGCCAAACTTTTCCTTGACCCACTCGGGATCCACGTCCATGTACTGCATGAAACCGAGGGTCCAGGTATATAGCCTGTTAATGTCTTCCTGCTGCTCGAAGTGAAACACCAACCCGTCGGGAATTGCACCGATCTTGAATAATGCATTCAGTACGGTTGAATTGAAATAACCTTCAACCATGGATTTGTCTGAATCAACCAGGCGGGAAAGTAGTTCAACGGAGACTTTTTCCTTGCTCTCGTTCCCGTTTTTGGTATCCTGACCAATAACGGCCCCACTGATCAGCAGGGAGTTCTCGTTATTGCACAGGCGGATGAGGTTGTTATATACATCGCCGTTGGTATCTGCTCCTTTGGCGAACTCGAACTTTTCGGTTGAGTCAATAATGAACCAGGCGGCTGCTCCCATATCACGCATCATCTGTTCGCCCCGGCTTAGCATGGCCGGATCCTGGGTGTTGGTGTACATTACCCTGGGCGGGATGCCGTATATTTCGCAAAGCTCACTCCAACAGCTCTGGGCATAGCGTTTGAACAGTACGTGGGGGATAGCTTTATTTAGCAATCCGAAATCGGTTGGATTTCCGAATTCAAGAAGCCAGCTGCCGAATTCCTTCGCATTGCGATAATCAATGCCCTGGCTGTCGTTTTCATCCAGCAGCAAAATGCCCTTAGTTGGTTCAATGTTATTTCTCGGAATTGTAATTACCCGCAGGCCGTTTTGATCGGAGAGTAATTCAACCAGTGTAGGGCCAAAGAAAACACTGTCGAGGATGTTTTTCACCAGGTCATAATAGAAACGTGAGGAACGCAGCAGGGCTGTAGCTTCTTCATTTTCATTGCCATTCTGATCAGTTAGGGTAAACTGGGATGAAATGGTCTGCATCCTGCGGTTTTCGATCTGGGAGGTCAGCAGTGCATCAAAGAGAATGTCTTTGTAGAGGTTCTGCAGACGAATCCTGCGGGGATTCTCAATGGCACAGGCTTGCCGTATGGCTGCTTTCCAGGTGGCGATATCGCTGCGAGCCTGACTTACTGCTTTTGGGGCGATCTTCGTATAATACCCGTCTTTTCGATTTTTAGCAATTTGCTGCGTTGTGGGGCTGGCTTTCAGGTTAACGGCCTCATGTCCCTGTTTTCTTTTATTCATCGCTCACGTTTGAGGATTTGCATTGATTTTTGAATTATTCGTGGTTGAACTTATCCCTGCTTCCAAAGCGGAATGGCTGGGACGCGTCATCTTCACTGATGATAATGGTCGGCAAGTCGGGTGAAAGAGCCGGTGCACCGGCTGATTTACCGGTTCCGGATACTTTTTCCAGCCAGTCAATAGCCCGGTCGTATCCTTCCTTTACTTTCTCATGGATGATATCGACATTAGCCAAGCGGCACACGTAATACAGGGCAATGTTTTTGCACAGTTCCAGGATTAGTGGATTACGGGCATCCTCGGTGGCTGAAAAAATGGCTGCTACATCATATCGTTTGCGGCCATCGTTCCAGCGATTCTGTTCATTGGGGGATAGATAGCTTTTCATTTCTTCGACAGCTGCAGAAATGGCCATCAGAACAATATCTGTAGTGTCATTTTCCTCGGATATTTCGAGAATCTCGTTGAGCTGGTAACTGTAAATTACCGATCTGAGTTCACTTTCGTTTAAAAACATCTCGTTAAAGTGTTATGTGATAAGCCATTTTTTCAAGTATTTCGATGGTAACCCCTTTTTTGAAGTAACCTTGTTTGATCAGCGTTTTGAGTCTCTGTTTCTCAAATACTTTTGGTTTGCCCTCGAAGGCAATGACCATCATTTTGCGATTCCAAAGTTTGGCTTCGCTGTTTGCAGTCTTGACGGCTCTGCGAAGCTGCACGCGGAAGATGAATTCACGGATTCTTTTCATATTAATAGTGTCTGTTTTCACGTAAACCTGAAACATACTGAGCATTGGATGCACGGCTTCGCTGGGAAAGCATCCATATAGCCCCTTCCAGGGCATCCGGTGCATCATCATGGCTTTTGCTGCCTTTCTCAAACATCAGAAGCTGCTCTTCCAGTACGATCATTCCCTGGGAATCTCTTTCTTTCTGGTTCAGGGTGATCAAACCACGTTCAAAGAGTGGTTGCATGGCCTCGATGCGTGCGAATTTGTCGGGTTTCTTTCGCATGTCTCCTCGCACTGGGATCTGGTGGCCACTGAGGTTACCGGCTTTTTTGAATTCATCCAGCAGCAGCTCCTGCAGGAAATTGCTTTCCATGAAATACAGTACCGGTACCTGACCCTTGACGTAATCCATGATTTCATAATGCCAGGATACCATGGTCATCACCGAGGTTTGATCGGCGTAAACCTTCAGGATATGAAATTGCCCCTCAGGGGTCTTTCCTACAAGGATCGTGGCCTTGAAGTCAGCCGTTACGCTTTGCTTGAAGCTCGGGTCGGTATAACAGATCAGGGTGCGATAGTGTTTAAGATCCATCATCGGACCGAACTGAATGTGCTTTTTCTGAAAGACGGTACCCTCGTTGATCGGGTTATTCATGTATTCTTTCTGGAACCTGCGTTCGCCAATGAAATCCCTCATGCGCAGGATCTCGTCGCGGCTGTAGTTTTCACTCCAACTCGGGATCCCGTTTTTATCCAGGGCATTTACGGTGGTATGATGAACACCAGGTCGAAGTGAAAACCGGCTGAGGATACTGTCCTTTCCGATGCGGTTACCGACCATTACGAATCGTCCCCGGCCCATTTCCATAGTACCGGCCAGTGCCGTGAGCATCCATTCCAGGGCATCGCCAACGCGGCGGGGATTTCGTACCAGTTCATCGTCGTCAATATCATCGACAACGATATAGTCGGGCCGTTTCCCCCGGTCCTTAAGTCCTCGGGGGCTTTGCGATCTTCCTACGGCCATAAACAAACAGCCGTCGGTGGTGTTGAATTCACCGTCGGCCCAGGAACCGGTTCTCACCTGCTGCCCAAAATCGTTAATAAAGGTCTTGTTGTACTCAAGTTCGGCCTGCAGGTCGCTTAAAAGACGGATAGCCAGATCTTCGCTTTTGCTCACCAGGATCATCACGTTGAGTTGCTTTGGCGACTGTATTTTCAGCCACAGGGGGATCATCAGCGAAAGGTGTGAACTCTTGGCATGTCCCCTGGCCCACTCGAAAAGGGCACGGGTTTCCTTGGTTTTCTTCAGGTAGTTAGCTGCATCGATCTGGAATTTCCCGCATTTTTTCGGGGCTAATCTTCCAAAGTAAGTACTGACAAAAAAGGAATAATCTTTTCTTGCTCTCTCAATCCGTTCCTCCTTTTCCCTGGGTGAATCCTCCAGGTGAAAGTCCTCAGACAAAACCCACTCGACGCGGTTGTTCCAACGCTGCTGGAGTTCCTTATTTGTTCGGTAGTTTGCCATTTCCCAAACGAAATTGAATGTAGAGATCCTGGTATTTAGTAACCATCTTGATGAAATCATCAGTAAGGTCACGGTAATTCGCCCTCTGCTGGATCATGAAGTCCTGGAAGGACATGAATGAGCTAATATCATCGTCAACCGTGCTGGATGTTTTGAGTTCCTTGAGCTGCTTGACAGCTTTGGCAAATGCATCGGCAGAGAAATCCTCTTCTTTATCCAACAGATCATTAACTCTTTGAAGTGCCTTTTGCATAAGATCGTCCAGAGAGATGGTCCGGGCAGCTCGTTTTCCTTCCCATCCACCGCTTCGTTTCCATTGCAAAAGGGTAGGCGGAGAAACTCCAACGCGTTTGCATATATCATCCTGTTGCACTTTCTGCATGAACAGCAAGTAGGCGTATTCGTATTTCTCGGGATTCCGGACTGAACGTCCTGGTCTCTTAGGTTTAGTGACCATGCTTTTATTTACAAAAATGATGGTAAAAAGTCCCATTTAAAAAAAACGCGTGTATCATTACATATAAGGTTAATAGTGTTTTACGAATGTTTGCGTGAGCTATTTTACAAACGTATGTTTGCTCGAAATTCATTCCAACAAATGCCAAAACCATTTATTTTAAACGACGAGTCCCGCGTAAACAGCCACGGTTTTGCTGTAATTAATGCCGGGGGAAAGTTCGAGAGGTTCAAATCCAATCCGGTTATGTTACATGGACATAAGCAGGAAAGCCTTATTGGTCGCTGGGATAATCTTCGCATAGATGGAACTCAGTTGCTTTCCGATCCGGTGTTCGATACCGAGGATGAGGAAGCAAAGAAGATCGAGGGAAAGGTTGAACGGGGATTTCTTAAGGGTGCGTCCATGGGGATCCAGATCAATGCAGCAGAATTAAAGCAGTTCGGTTCGCATGGCCTGGTGCCGGTAGTCACCGACTGGGAACTGCTCGAAGCCTCACTGGCTGCAGTTCCTTCCAATGATCAGTGCCTGAGAGTGTATTCTCAAAAGGGCGAGTTGTTATCCGGTTCAGAAGCAATCAAATTAAATTTAGAAGCTTTTATCAATAAAAATCAAACCAACAATTCCATGGACAAAATCATGTTAACCGAAGAAGCAGCTACCGCGCTCAAGGTATCGAAAGAGACCGACCTGACCGCGCTTAATGCTGCCGTAATTACGCTTTCAGCACAGAAGGAGAAAGCTGAAAAGGAACTAAACGATTATCGTCTGGCACAGGCCAAGACGCTTCTCGATGGAGCCATTGCCGAAGGCCGTTTAACGGCTGAGAAGCGTGAATCATTTGAAAAGCTTGCTGTAAGCGACTTCAAACAGGCCAAAGACCTGATCGAAGCCATGCCCGCAAAGCAGACTTTCAGCGACAAAACAAAACCGGGTAAGACTGCAGGCGAAGTTCGCCAGGACTGGAACTACCTGAAATGGGCCAAAGAAGATCCCAGGGGACTTGCAAAAATGCAGAAGGACGATCCCACTGCATTCGCAGAGTTGAAGGCCGGATATAAATCAGTGAATTAACCTCAAACTTAAATACAAATGAAAAAGCGATTAAACATTTTTAACCTGTTTTTTAACGTGGTTGTCGCGCTGTTCATCGGCGCACTGTTTTCCATCCCGCCGGTGCTTTCAATAGCCGCTGCAGTGGGCTGTGGAACCTTTCTTTCCTTCGCCCCAATGGGTAGCGGGATCCTGATGGCAGGACTTCAAAAAGAGTTATGGACCGATATTTTGCTGGAAAAGTTTTATCCGGATAATTCGTTTATCTCTCAGGCCAGAGACATGAGCGCCTTGGTTGAATATAACAAGATTAATCTGGCTGAAGTTGGGGCAAACCCTTCCGTGTTAATTGACAATACTTCATATCCCATCGCTGTTGCATCCCGCACCGACGTACCCAAGGAACTCGCATTGAAAACCCTGGATACAACTTCAACCGTGGTTCGTAACGTGGAAGCCATGGAACTCGCCTATGATAAAATGGCCTCGGTCATTTATGGCCACAAACAAGAGCTTCTGAAAACCGCTTGTAAACTTGCTGCGTGGAATTGGTGTCCTTCATCTAATTCTGAACTCACCCCGGTTCTTGCAACCAGTGGAAATGCTGATTCATCAGGAAAGAAAAAGCTGACATTTAAAGACG